TTTAAATCATCTATTTATATTATTACAAATATTTATCTAAAAAAGACATGTCAAGACCTAGAATAATACCAATAAATAGAAACAACAAATTCTTTAGTAGTGAAGACTTTAATCTAGAAATAGATATGGGTAGAGAAGCTATTGAAGATGATGGTAATTTTACGGTTATTCTTTATCGTATTGATAGAAACTTAACGACTAAAGATAGTTTATATGGTGAATCATTTGTTGACGGTATTAGATTTTTACCACCAGTTGAGCTAAGAGTTGTTCCAATTATTTCTGAAGCTGAAAACAAAGCTTATAATAGTGGTTCTGGGACTTTAAGGTATTTACAAGATGGACAATTAACATTTGGAATATATGGTGCTCAATTAACTGAACTTAATGTTGAAGTTAGTTTTGGTGATTATGTTGGTTATGCAGTAAATGAAACAGAAGTTAGATATTATAGTGTTGTTAATGATGGTAAGAAAAATTATGATAATAAACACACTATATTAGGATATAAAGGAGCGTTTAGAACAGTACTTTGTGCCCCAATTGATTACAATGAATTCCGTGGAGTTTAATTAGATAAAATATGATTAAAGTATATTTAAAAGTTAAAAAATACCTATGTTCTAATAAGGATATAATGTCCATTAATAAAAAATTTAATAATATTTAATATGTCACATTTACCAAAGGGATTTAGGAAAGATATAAATATAGTTAGACAACCTTATGGTTTTGAACAAAGACAAGGTTATCTAGATGATATTTCTCATAAAGGTACATTTCTACCTAGAGGTGTTATGTATGAAGATATGGACACTAGTTTTATTGAGTTTATTGAAAAAGATTTAGAAATTTCAATTGATGGTGAAAAAGTACCTGTATTATTTTTAACATTACAAAGATGGTCTGAATTTAGTAAAACTTGGCAATTTTCAGATAAATATCGAGATATTAAAATGCCGTTCATTACGATTGTTAGACAACCTAACCCACAACCTGGTAGAAATCAAGCTGGGTTATTTAATATTCCAGGTAGAAGAACTTATACATATTTAAAAGTTCCAACATTTGAAGGTGGTAGAACTGGGGTTGATACTTATAAAATACCACAACCTACTTCAGTTGATTTAATTTATGAAGTTAGATTATTCTGTAATAGAATGAGAGATTTAAATAAATTAAATCAATTAGTACAAAAGATTTTTCAATCTAGGCAACACTATGTAAGGGTAAATGGACACCCAATGCCAGTACATTTGGAAAATATTGGTGATGAAAGTAATATTGATGATTTTGAAAATAGAAGATTTTATGTTCAACCGTTTGAAATGTCTTTATATGGTTACATATTAGATGAAGAAGATTTTCAAGTTATACCAACAGTTAATAGAGCTTTTGTTGTTACTGAATTATTAGATGAAGCTCCTAGAGTTAAAATGAAAGCTAATGTTAACCCATTAGATGAATGTACTAATTTAAATTTTGTGTTTAAGAAAAATTCAGCAACTAGTTTTAGTTTTAATTCAGAATATGATTTAAAATTCAATATGGTTAGTGAATTTAAAAATATATCAAAAATAATTATTAAAGTTAATAATAATGTTGTTTTAAATGGCACTTCAATAACAATCCCAATAATTATACAAAACGGTGATTTTGTAAATATACAAATAGTTAGAATTAATAATAGTGATAGTGATTTCACATTAATAGGAAATAGACTTTAAGAATGAATACTTGTGGTGATAATGGTTTAAATGTAACATTCATTGTTGAAGGGCAAGACAAATTAATGAATATTTTAGAAAACGGTAATTAATAATTGTAAATCTAAAATATAACACATTATATTTTAGTATTTATAATTTTAGTTTATATTTATTAAATAAAAATTATTAAGTATAACTATTTCGCATATAGTAAATAGTTACTTGATTCAACATTCTAATAATAAATTAAAAATAAATAAAAAAAAAATGAGTATTTTAAAAGTAGATTTAATATCTGGATTCACAACAGATTTAGTAACTATAAATAGTAGAGTTGCTGAAGGTTTATCAACAATATCAATTGGTAATTATTCACATTCTGAAGGTCAATTTACAACAGCTAGTGGTAATGCATCACATGCTGAAGGTTCTGGTTCAACAGCAAGTGGTGTTTATTCACATGCCGAGGGTGGTACTACAATAGCGAGTGGTGATTATTCACATTCTGAAGGTTATTATACAATAGCTAGTGGTTATGCATCACATGCTGAAAATCAGGGTACAACAGCAATTGGTCAATCATCACATGCTGAAGGTGAAGCTACAACCGCTTTTGGTGATAATTCACATGCCGAAGGTTTTACTACAATAGCAAGTGGTTCTTCATCACATGCTGAAGGGTTAAATACAACGGCAAGTGGTAATCAATCACATGCTGAAGGGTTAAATACAACGGCAAGTGGTTTTGTATCACATGCTGAAGGTTCGAATACATTAGCACAAGGTGATTATTCACATGCTGAAGGTTTAGTTACAACAGCTAGTGGTATAGCATCACATGCTGAAGGTACTAATACAATAGCGAGTGGTGATAGGTCACATGTTGAAGGATTTGAAACAATTGCTAGTGGTGTACAATCACATGCGGAAGGTTATATTACAACATCAAGTGGTCAAAATTCACATGCTGAAGGTATAGGTACAACAGCTAGTGGTGATTCATCACATGCTGAAGGTCAAGCTACAATTGCAAGTTTTCAAGCATCACATGCTGAAGGATTACAAACGGTATCATCTGGACAGGCATCACATGCTGAGGGTGTTGAAACAATCGCAAGTGGTGCAGCGTCACATACTGAAGGTTATTTAACAACAGCTAGTGGTGATTATTCACATGCTGGTGGTGAAAATTCAATAGCATCTGGTATTACTTCATTTATACATTCAACTAATTCAACTGTAACTGGAATTAGAAGTGTTGTATTAGGTGGCCAAAATATAACAGGTTCAACTGCTGATACGGTATATGTACCTAAATTAGAGGTCGCTGAAACTAATCAAGGTATTATAATGAAAAGTCCAGATGGGACAAGATATAAAGTAACAGTTGCTAATGGTGGTACTATTAGTATAGCTTTAGCATAAAATAATAATATTTATAAATAAAACAATATATCATGAGTATTTCTTATATAATAAATAATCAAGAAGGATTATTAGCTACTGGACAAACCATTAATGGTGACTTAAAAATAATAGGTAATTTATCTGGAACAACTTTTTATGGTGACGGTTCAAATTTAACTGGAACATCTAGTCTTTGGGTTAGTGGTTCAACTGGTAACTTTTCTGTTAAAGCAGATAATGATAGCGGATTAGATGCTACTGGTAATTATGCTTTAGCTGAAGGTTTTGGTACAACGGCTAGTGGTATTGCATCACACGCTGAAGGTAATTATACAACTAGTGGTAATTACTCCCATGCTGAAGGTAATTATACATTAGCAAGTGGTTCTGGCTCACATGCAGAAGGTGGTCAAACAACAGCTGGTGGTGGTTTTTCACATGCAGAAGGTTATTTCTCATATTCACAAGGTGATATTTCACATGCTGAAGGTTATGTTACAACAGCTAGTGGTAATGCTTCACATGCTGAAGGTAGTGGAACAACCGCATCAAGTACAGCTGCACACGCTGAAGGTAGTTTAACAATAGCAAGTGGTCAACATTCACATTCTGAAGGTGAAAGTACAACAGCTAGTGGTGCTGCGTCTCATGCTGAAGGTTATGTTACATTAGCTAGTGGTCAAGTTTCACATGCAGAAGGTTTTAATACAACGGCGATTGGTGCTGCGTCACATGCAGAAGGTGAAGCTAACATTACTATTGGTTATGCGTCACATGCTGGTGGAGGTGATTCTTCAGCGGTTGGTGATTTTTCATTTATACATTCATCTGGTTCAACAGTAACAGGAGATAGAAGTGTTGTATTAGGAGGTATTGGAATAACGGGTTCGGCTGATGATACAGTATATGTTCCTACTTTAAATTTAGACACTACATTAAGTAATGATGATGCATTAACAGAAGTATTAGTTAGAGCAAGTGACGGTACAGTTAAATATAGAACTGCAAGTTCAATTGGTGGTGGTGCTGTTGGTGAGTTTTTACCATTAAGTGGAGGTACGGTAACTGGTGATACAATTTTTACTAGTGGTGTAACATTTACTAGTGGTTTAACTGCTAACACAATTAGTGCTACAAGTATAACTGCTGATTATTTTTATGGTGATGGTTCAAATCTTGGTGGGGTTGTTGGGTTAACTTATTCTGATTTAGGATTTACAATTACATCACCAACACCAACAACAATTGGTCAAGATGTTGTTTTACCTTACAATTCAACTGTAACATATCCAACACCATTAATTATTGACCCAGGTTATTCGGTAACAGTACCAGCTGGTACAACATTGACAATTATATAATAATAATAATAATAAATTAGAATAAAAAAAAATGAGCATATTAAACGTAGATTTAATATCTGGATTCACAACAGATTTAGTAACTATAAATAGTAGAGTTGCTGAAGGTGAATTAACCACAGCTAGTGGTCCTTATTCACATGCTGAAGGTTATGGTTCTTTAGCTTCTGGTAATATATCACATACTGAAGGTCAACAAACAACTGCTAGTGGTATAGCATCACACGCGGAAGGTGATTCTACAACTGCTAATGGTAATGCTGGACATGCTGAAGGTGCATTTACAACGGCTAGTGCTAGTTATTCACATGCTGAAGGTTATTATTCACTTGCGTCTGGTGATGGTTCACATGCTGAAGGTGGTTATGATGCTGGTGGTTATATTGCTAATGGTGGTAATTCAGTTGGTAAAGGTTCACATGCTGAGGGTACTATAACCTTAGCAAACGGAATTGTATCTCACGCTGAAGGTTCTAATACTACGGCCGATGGTCTTGCATCACATGCTGAGGGTGCTAATTCAATCGCTGTTGATGATTTTTCACATGCTGAAGGTTATCAAACAACGGCTTTAGGTGTTGCTTCACATGCTGAAGGTTATTATTCACTTGCATCTGGTGATGGTTCACATGCTGAAGGTGGTTATGATGCTGGTGGTTATATTGCTAATGGTGGTATTGCGATTGGTAGGGGTTCTCACGCTGAAGGTACTATAACTATTGCAAGTGGTGATACATCACATGCTGAAGGTGAAAATACAACGGCTAGTGGATATGGTTCTCATGCTGAAGGTGGTTCAACAATATCAAGTGGTTTTTATTCACATACTGAAGGTGAAAGTACAACGGCTAGTGGTATTGCATCACATGCTGGTGGTAATACATCGGTAGCGTCTGGATTAAATTCATTTATACATTCAACTAATTCAACTGTAAGTGGGGCTAGAAGTGTGGTACTTGGTGGTACTGGTATAACTGGTTCGGCAAATAATACGGTATATGTACCTGATTTTGTAATTAAGAAATCAGCAGCAGTACCAACTAGTAGTGCAGACACGATTGGTGAAAACGGTTCAATAACATGGGATAATACTCATTTTTATTGGAAAGCAAATGGACAATGGTTAAGAGTACTTGGTTCAACATTCTAATAATAAATTAAATAATAAATTAAATAAAAAATAAAAAAAATGAGTATTTTAAAAGTAGATTTAATATCTGGGTTCACAACAGATTTGATAACCATAGATGGTAGAGTATCTGAAGGTTTAAACACAACAGCTAGTGGTATAGCATCACATGCTGAAGGTTCATTTACAACAGCTAGTGGTCTATATTCGCATGCCGAAGGTGGTTTTACAACTGCAAATGGTCCTTATTCACACGCTGAAGGTACTAATACAATAAGTAATGGTCAAGCATCACATGCAGAAGGTGATGGTACAAGTGCAACTGGGGCGGTATCACATGCTGAAGGTATTGTAACAACCGCTAGTGGTCAAGGTTCACATGCTGAGGGTAGTTATACAATAGCGAGTGGTAATTCATCACATGCTGAAGGTTCTTACACAACCGCTAGTGGTGCATATTCACACGCTAGTGGTAATATTACAATAGCTAGTGGTGATGGTTCATTTGTTCATGGTTATAACTCAACAGCTTCAGGTACTAATACTATAGTTTTAGGTAATAATATTAATGGTACATTAAGTAATATGGTATATATGGGTGCAACTGAATTTAAAGATATTAATGGTGTTATTATGAGAAGTCCAAATGGTACAAGATATTATGTTACAGTATTAAATGATGGTTCATTAAGTACTTCACCAGCATAAAATTAAAAATAAATAAACTATAAAAGGTTGGGTTTTTACTTAACCTTTTTTTATTCACCATATAAGTCTTTTGGTTTAATGCATTTTTCTTTTATTATCTTTTCAACAAAAGAAAACATTTTTAAACCATTTTCTTCACAATATTCTTTTAATATTTGATGGGTATTTGGGGTGATTTTAAGATTTTTTGTTCGTTTCATAAGTCTTTATTTATTAAATATGATAAAAGTAATACATTTGTCATACTAATTTTTGTTGTAAAACAACAAAAAAAAGTTTTTCGATTTTATTGATATATTTATTATAAAATAACTCAAGATAATAATTTAATTAAAAAAGTAAATAATGGCAGATAAAGTATTCGTCAGTCCAGGTGTGTATACCTCAGAGAAAGACTTAACATTCGTTACACGTCAAGTTGGTGTAACAACATTGGGAATGGTTGGTGAAACTACACAGGGTCCAGCATTTCAACCTATTTTTGTTTCAAACTATGACGAGTTTGTATCATTTTTTGGTAGTTTAAATGCGACCAGAATAAAAGATAATGGTGCTCCGAAATATGAGTTACCATACATCGCAAAATCATATTTATCACAATCTAATCAATTATTTGTTACTAGAGTATTAGGTTTTTCTGGTTACGATGCTGGTAGAGCTTGGGGTATTACGCTTAGTGCTCGATTAGACCCAAATACTGTTGGTATTTCTTTAACTACTTCAAATGACCCTTTAATTTCATTTACTGCTAATTCAAGTGGTTCAATAACTAATTTAGTTTCAACAAATCCAGTTATTCAAAGTTTATGGGATAATGGAGTAATAGGGTTAGATTATTTAGTTGCTGCATCTGTTGGTCCAGTTGCTGATATACCAGAAACTTTCGAAAAAGTTGGTACATTGTTTCAAGGTGCTGAAACCGTTGGTTTAAGAGTTATTTCTACAGTTTCTGATTCAAATGGTACAACTGGAGTAACATCAGGTGTTACAATTCAATATTCTGGAACTGGATATTCTAATGTTGAAGGTAAACTTTTAACTTTATTAAGGTCTAGAGGTAAATATAATGGTAATGAACAATTAGTATTTGAAATTTCAGCAAATACTCAAATTAATTTTGGTACTAGTGTTACGACTGCTGAAATTGACCCATTTGGTGAATTTGAAATATTTGGTAATGGTAGTATATCTGGTCCATTTAGTTATATTTTATCTTTTGATAGAACTAAGAAAAATTATTTACCAAGTGTATTGGGTAGAGACCCACAAGATGGTAAAACAACAATATTTGTTGAAGAAATATATGAAAACATGTTTGCTGATTATATATCAAATGAACAAGTTTTAGGTATTAATATAACTAATTTAGTTGAATACAATAAAACGTTTGATGACTTTAAAAAGGAATATCAACCAGCTGTAACACCATGGGTTGTTTCTGAACTTCGTGGTACTAACGTATTTAGATTATTTAGACTTTGGACAATTTCTGATGGTAATTCAGCAAATAAACAATTTAAAATTTCAATTAGAAATATTCAACCAGATTTAAAAGAATTTGACTTACAAGTTAGAAGTTATTTTGATACTGATGCTAGACCAAGTGTACTAGAATCATTTACAAGATGTTCTATGAATCCAGCATCTAATAATTACATAGCTAAAAGAATTGGTACATTAGATGGTGAATTCCCTTCAAGGTCTAATTTTATTTTAATTGAAATGGATGATTCTGATAATAAAGACTCATTCCCATGTGGATTTGTTGGTTACCCACAAAGAGATTATACTGAAAATGGTAATACAAATGTTAAACCACCAACAATAGAATATAAAACATCTTATGGAGTATTTGAAAACAAACGTAAATACTTTTTAGGTTTAACGGATACAAAAGGTATTGACCAAGATTTCTTTGATTATAAAGGTGCGCCTGATAGTACAGTTGTCGATATGTGGACTGGTTTAACAAAAGGATTCCACATGGATAGTGGAGCTAGTGCTGCAACGATTGATAACGTTTGTGTTATTATAAATTCATCAGGTGGTACATATTGTCCAGTATATCAATTTGAAACTGGGTGTTGTCCATTCCAAAATGATTTTCAATTAGATGGTACAGCATATGAAAAATTATACTCTCGTAAATTTACATTTGTACCTTATGGTGGATTTGATGGGTGGGACCCATATAGAACAAGAAGAACAAATACTGACCCTTATTTAATTAATGGTACAAGAGGTTCTATAGGTTTAATTAATGGTACATTTACAAATAGAACATTATCTAATGGTGACCCAGGTATAACATCTGATTACTATGCATACTTAGAAGCTATTTGGACATTTAAAAACCCAGAAGCAACAAACATTAACATATTTTCAACTCCAGGTATTGATACATTTAACAATTCTAATTTAGTTGAAGAAGCAATTGAAATGGTTGAACAAGATAGAGCTGACTCTTTA